AGACTAATCTCCACTCTCACAGATAGGGAAAGCGTTTCTACTGGTATGTACTACGATTATGTGAGACGTATACACGATTGCCGAGTTGATGAGAGATATAAGTCGGTAGTGCTAGCTGAACTTGATGAGGCTTATGACGTTAGGTGGTAGCTAACTCCCCCGCATCACTAGTCCAATGAGGGCGGTCATAGTACCGTCCTTTTTTTTATTCAAAAACAGAGAAAAAGATTGAAGCAGATCTCCCACTCGAGCAGAATAGGTATTAAGAGACGATGTTCTGGAGGACATATGGACACACAAGCTACGAATGGCGTGCTCCTACGGGACGAGCTGATAGTGCTCGCGCAGTCCCTTGAGAGCGGATTCTCTCTGGAAGAGGGAGAATTCAATAGAGTAATCGAGGCAAAGAGGGTAGCAAGTCGCACTGCGGACTACGATAGCTGGGTAATCTGTCGCGCGATTTTAAAGTTGGACACCGCTGTGCGAGCCAGAGTTGAAGGAGACATAGAAGCTGCTCTCATGTGGGAGCGGAGAGCTCAGGAGCTCTATGATCTCCTCCCTGCATCGGCCAGGTGGGGCAAGACTGCGTAGCGATTTTAACGACAAACGGAGGCGACAATGACAATCACATTAACCATCAAGAAACTCGATTATTCCGCTAACCCTTGGAGGATCTGTATCAATGAGAACGAATGGAGGTATGACGGCTTCAACTCACTCTCTTTTCCTCGAAAGAGAGATGCGAAGCCTACCCTCGAGGCGCTCCTTGCGATAGGAGATTGGAGCCAAGAGTTCTCGCAAGAACAAAGAGGGAAGGTTGTCGAAATAATCAAAGAGAGCGAGAGTTTCAAATCTCGGCAAGCTGTCCTTTCCCGGACTCGAGGAGGTTGGTAGGTAATCGATTGTCTAAGTCACGAGTTCAATGAGAGAGTTCAAAGCACCTCTCTTTTTTTATTCAAAAGAGAGAAAAAGATTGAACCAGATCTGGGTGTCGCGCAGAATAGTTTTTATAAGATGATGTTCTGGAGGACATATGGCAGAGCGAATCAACAAATACATTTACCTCTACAAGGTTCAAGGCTACTACTCTGATCAACATAAATGGGAGACTGTGACCGCCAGTGAGTCTCTCTCTGAGGCAAGGAGAGACCTCAGAGACTATAGGATAAATGAGCCGTACCAGTTCAGGCTGGTGAAGGGAAGGGAGAAGAATCCTAGCTATAAGGGGGAGGGGTTATGAGAACAGAGACTCGAAGGCTACACGAGTTAGAAACTCGGAAGCTCTACAGGTTTGACGAACTCACTGAGGAGTTCCAACGGGAGGCATTAACTAAACTGAGGAAGGAGAATGAGAGGCGACTAGCAAGGGGAGAGCCTCTATGGTGGGACATAGGCGCTTTCGACCATACCGTAATTGATGAGATATGCTATAATGAGTTCCGGTTTGGTTGGGAGTTTACTGAGGATGGTGAGTTAGCTTAAGGGAGCGGGGGAGGGGAGTAAAGTGACACGTTACGGGTTTATTATGAAGCAACTATCATCGGAAGAGTTTCAGGCTTGGAAGAGAAAAGAGAGAGCTCGGGTGGTAGATCTGTTCACAGCAGGAGAGACCGACCCAACTATTCACGCAATTGCCAAGCTGATCAGCTCCGGCATGGAGTATAGCGATATATTCCAATCGGAGGAGTGGGTACGGCTCGGTAACGGCTCCCGGTTCCTAGAGAGGCGCGCTCGAGCTGAGCATCGGGTGAAAACTGAAGGGGTGGAAGAGATGGATGTGGAGTATCTCGATTGCTGGATGGAGGGTGTGGAGTAGTCGGAGCGGGGAGGCACGCCTCCCTTTTGCCTATCTCGTCCAGTAGCTACCCTGCTTAAGCCTCTCTATCTCCTAAATGTCCATTCAGTGTTGTTAGAGAACTCCTCTCTAGAGACAGCTGGACTAAGGCCCCTCCCTTCTAAGAAGCGTACCCAACCCATCGCAAGCTGAAGTGCCTCATCTTTAGCTCCTTTATGAGTGGCTCGAGAGAGGGGGCATATCCCGACAGTCCAAGGGGTATCGGAGCGGGGGTAGAGTCGTATAGTGACCTGCCCTCCCTGTTTGTTCTCCCAGATCTTGATGGTCTCAAACTCCTCCAACCAGTGTTGCTCGCCCTCTATCTCTAGAAGCTCACCATATAACCGATAGCTCGTCATGCCTAGTCCTCCACTCCTCTCAGTCTTAAGAGAACTATATCCCCCTTCTATAACCGTGTCATCACATCCCAGGTACAACCCTTGCTCTTATCTCTCTCACTGCTATCAGTAGGTGAATGGGGAGGACGTACTACTAGAGAGGGAGGAGAATGTGGAGCGGGGAGAGATACTTAGACTATGCAAAGATTGCGTAGTGATTAGAGGCTTGTTAGAGGTCATTAGAGAGGGGGGAGAGGCTGGGGATAGGGGAGGATATGGAGCGGGGGGATCGTTCAATGGCGGGGCTCCTAGGGGCCTTAGAATTGATATTTAGAGCATAGTTCTTCCTTATCGCTACACATTTTGGGAGTGAACCTAATAAGGTATTGTGTTCACATCTTACCCCTTTCCCCAACCCCTTGATTTTACTAGGGCTCAGAGTCAAGGCTGAGAGGATATGATGGCAGAGGGGAGACGTAAGTGATTGGAATGATTAGCGATCTAGTCTTCTGGCTCAACGTTCGACTCTCTGATCTGAGCTGAGGAGCTGTAAGTGGTTGATATCGTTGAGGAATGGAGTCGTTGCCCACCGCGACCGGCGTTGTGATTCTGATGCCTCACCCACCACCACATAAAAAATAAAAATCAGAAAATCTCACTTCCGATAACGAAATTTATATTACCCCGCTCCACCTACCCCCACCCTCCACCTGCACACCATCCCTAAAGAGCACATGCCCTTTAAAGGGCCATAGACACCCCTAGGTTCAATTCGAGAGGGGTGGGCTAGGCTTTCCCCCTCTCCGACCCCTCCCTCTCAACCTAGAGCCTCCTAGGGGCCTTAACGTGGGTGTCGCCCTAAAGGGCCCCTGTGCTCGCGCTGTTAGTTAGGCGGAGCCTCAGATGACGTAGAAGTTCGGAGTTCGAGATCATAAGTTATCCGAAAGTAACCGGAGAAAAAGTGCAATGATTTAGCGGGGATAGCTTGGGTTATTTACCCCCAAACACGATAGTACTTACCCCCAAACACGATAGTACCGCTGTTTTAGCGACATTTCAGAACAGGGGTTTTATCTCAAGTACCCGATAGTAAAAACAGCGTAATTACCCAGATACACGATACCCCCGCAACGTTGTTTGAGTATGATTATCGGAAGCTAGCCGGGGTTGACAAAAAAAGTTTAAGTGACATTCTGAAGGGTTAAGTAGTTTTTAGTGAGCCTAGTGAAAATATTTTGCAAAAGGTACTACTGCTACCCCATTTTTTATGCTACCCTCCATTGGTAAGAAGAAAAGATTTATCTTAATCCTTCCTTCTTGAAACCCCTTGAAGTCTCGGGCAGAGACCAATTACCCCCGTTGGGATAATTCTCCTAGATTAAATAACACCACTTATTACTATCAATGATTGATTACCTTTGTTGGCTATGAAGGAAGAGAAAAGACTCTTCTCTCACTGCTAACAAAGAGGTGGTGACACCTACATACATGAGGTTCTCTTGCGACATTTTCTCCCCGCTCCAAATATCAACATCTCCGGTTATAAGAGAAGACCTACCCAGATACTCACAGGAGATGATCTCCCCGATGGTAAATATGCTGGCATAAGAGAGACGTGGGAGAGGATGACTAAGGAGTGCCATGACTACAACCCCTCTACCTTTGGCAAGAAGGCGAGAAGATACGTGTGGTCTGTCTGGAGGGACGACTACACATCCTTCAAGAAGTGGTCTCTTAAAAGTGGTGGGTGGGGAGCGGGGAAAAACTTATGCTTGATAGACCCGAACGGCAACTATTGCCCCCGCAACTGCAAGTGGGTTTAAACCTCTAAACTTCACTCCCCCGCTCCATATCTCACATAATCTCCTGACACTCATAGGGGATTATGACTCATCAACCACTGTTCGCCATCAAGTACAAAGACGGTCGCATCTCTAGCACTTCCACGGCGGAGCAGCTATTTGAAGCTATCCAGAAACTCCTCCCCGCCACAGAGATCTACTCAGTCACACCAGACCCAGACGGTAAAGGATTCTCCTATCGGGAGGTAGGCACTCTAGTTGTGGACTTTCAAGCCACAGGGAGTACCGATTCAGTACAGGCCCCCGCCCCTGTACAACCTCCCACACCTCCCCCCTCTCCAATTACCCCCGCTCCCCTATCGAGTCCTGACCAGTACGTATTCACTCCAGATGTCCCCGCTCCAAAACCCCAACCAACTCCTCCCTCAAAGCCTAAACGAGGGAGAAAGCCGAAAGAAGCACATATCAGTAATGACCCTAATGACACGTCATGGGAGGCAGACTTGCCTAAGCCGGTAGTAACGGAGCGGGGGACGATGCAGGTAACGGGGATTTATGAGGCTTCTCCTCAGCAGGCAGCAATGGCTAGTCACTTCGGGAAGAACTGGTGATCAAATTCATCTACCACCAGAACCCGGATGAGGCGATCAGGCAGAAATCGGCAGAGCTGGCCAAGCTCAAGGCCAACAAGAGCACCTACCCCCTCTACAAGAAGCTACTAGGCGAAACCCTCAAGCATGACCTCTGGTATCTGCTGCGAGTAGGACTCCAGATGAATTTCTTGGACGAGCAGCTCACAGGACATGATTTCATCAAGCACCTCTCTGACAACTGGGGAAGCGACATAGGCATCCTTCTCCCTCGAGGCTTCGGCAAAACCCTCCCCGTCTCTGGGATGTGCATCTCGTGCATCTTGCAGGATCCGAATATCGCGATGCTTCAGATGTCTCGAACGGACGGTAACGCTGACAAAATAGGCGCGTTCGTATCGGAACACTTGATGTACAACGACATGTTGCAGGAATGTTTCGGGCGGAAATACAACCCAGACGGGTTTCTCCCCTCTTCAGTCAGTGAATGTGGTTCGTGGGGTAAAGATGGGTACATGTTGCCCTATCGCACCGTCCGCAGAATCGACCCTACCTTCGTGAACATCTCGCTCAAGTCTGCAAAGGCCGGGAAACACCCTGATATCATCTGGGTCGACGACGCGACTGAGAAGGAGAACAACAATGAAGTGGGGTACGAACACGTCGATGACGTTATCAGAGGACTCAAGTACCTCCTCCCCGCTAACGGGTTCATGATCTGGACCGCGACTAGATGGAGTGACGCCGACCCCGTGGGGAGAGCTTACGACAAAAAACTTAGGGGGAAGCAGGGCTACTTCAACTTTCTCCTCAGAAGTTGCTATGTGGATGACGATCCGGCTAAGGGAGTCACCTATCCCCGCAAAAAAAGGTGGGGCATGGAGATTGAGACCGGATACACACTAGAAGCGCTAGAAGAGTTGCGGACAGACCCGATAGAAGGACCTATGTTCTCGGCACAGATGAGGAATGACCCCGCTCCAAGCGACACTACCGAGATATCTGCTGCTGATATTCGCATTTACGACCCCGCTGACAAACCGAAGTACATATCACCTGATAGCGTCCGAATGTTCGGAATTGAGATAACAGGTGGCGGAAGACCCATTTATAACGGGTTCCGTGACTTTTGTGAAGAGCTAAGAATCAACATTCCGCTAGTCGAGCTCAAGTCGCCTAAAGAGGCGGGGATGGAGAAGGCTGACAAGATAATTGCGGCGCTCCAGCCCATTGTGGCGCAGGGAAAACTCCACTGCCAGGAGTGGATGATAGGGGATGTGACCCGCCAGAAGGACACTTTGGGTTATGAGCTCCAACGTTGCAGGGTGGCGGTCCATGATGATATAGCGGATGCGCTGTCTAAGGTAACAGCTATGGCGGGGAAGCTCACTCCCTCACAGCCAAACGAACCAGCCCACCTCTACATCTCGGTCGACCTAGCCTATACCGAGAAAACCCGTTCTGACTTCACCGTAGCGATAGCAGTCGCCATAGACCACGCCGGGAACTGGTGGGTCTTGAACTATGACCGCTTCCAGCTCGAACGTCCCACTGAATTATACAATAGACTGCTCAAATTCTATCGTAAGTTTGAGGAGCCTGTGTCACTCCGCTCCTTATCAGGTCGGAAGTACCCTGGCTCCTGGCGTTAATACACGTGTACGGAGCCCAATGGAAAAGAAAGATCAAATCAACTACCGAAAGATGCCGGTTCCTTCGACCCCCGGCGCACAGCAAATCACCAATGAAGGCGGCGAATATAAGAAGGGCGGGAGCTCTCTTACTCATTCTATGCCAACCAAGTACGTCGTACCTGGCAGCGACAAGAAAAAGTAAGTACTCATGGCGAGAAAATCAGCGCAGTCCAAGGAAAAAGAGATCACAACGTCCATCAAGAATCTGATAGACGGATGTGACCAGAAGACCGCGCTGATTAAGAACACCTGGCGCGAGAATTACGATATCTTTGTCTCCGGTACGCGAACAGATGAGAAAGAGGAGTGGCAGACAGCGTTTTCTGTCAACAAACTTGGGACATCTACTCGGGCAGCACAGGGGAGACTTGTAAACACCATCGTAAATACTCCTGACTGGTACAAGATGGAACCAGTTGGTTATGCGAACACGCAGGCTGAAGTATTAGCTCCAACGTTTAAAAAACTGTTGGACTACTACCTAGATAGCGCGAAGTTCAAGCGTCACGCCGGGACGTTCTTTTTATGTTCTCTTATCAGCCAAGGCGCAATGTACGTCGGCTGGAAGAGGAGGATGATACAAAACCCTGAGTACATAATCAAGGCGACTCAGGAACAATTCCAGAAAGAGCAGCAGAGAATAGCGGGGAAGGTTGTCAACCCTCAAGCGGAGACTGAGCTAGCTCCTGAGGACATGGAAGCTCGCCTCCTCCAAGCCCTAGATGAGTTCGTTGCAGAAGCTCAAGGCCTAGCAGTAGAGGAAGAAGATGTCCCTGAGTGGGTTCAGATTGGATGCCTTGACCTAAAAGACATCAACCACGAAAAGCTCTACTGGGACAGTAACGTGATGTACATGGAGGATTCCCTGTGGAAAGCCTTCAAGTACACAGTGAACAGATGGGAGCTCGAGAGAGACGCACAGCTTGGTTATTTCTCGAAAGAGAAGGTAGCGAAGATCTCAGGTAAGAATGACATCGCAGCACGAAGTGCGATGGAGCGACGACGATACAACAATATCGGAGAGTCCCCCGCTGATAATACCGATCTAGTCGAGCTCACGGTTTACACTGGTCCCCTTATCATTGACGGGAAGGTTGTTAAAGATCGCTACTTCGCAGTCATCGCGAACGATGATCTTATCCTCAAGGATGGGGAGTATCCTTTCTGGGAACCGCCAGGGCATCATACGCCCATAGTGGCGGCTGCTGTACGGCAGATTCCATATCGCGCTACTGGCGCTGGCTTAGGTGACGGAGCGGTCAAGCTCCAGAAGATTTATGACTCCAACTGGCAGCTAGTCTGTGACACGTTCCGGTTCGGCATAGCGGGCGTTAACGTCGTTAACTATCAAAACCTGGTAGACAAGTCTCAGCTGGCAGAGGGCCTCTACCCTGGAATGACGCTTGAGGTGAGAGGCACCCCGAAGGAATCCTTCGAGCATATCGACCTCACGAGCAACATAGAGAACCAAGCCCACCCAGTTCAAGGGATGCTTGAGCAGGCAATAGACCAGCTCACAGGTATCAATGAACTCATGGTGGGAGGGAGTAATCCTTTCTCTCGCACAGCGGCCGCCGAAACTCAGGCGAGGCTGGAAGCTGGAAATGCGAACGTAAACACTATTGCTCTCGACCTAGAGCAAAACTTCCTTATCCCGATACTCCAGAAGTGCTTTGCACGAGTCCTTCAGTTCGGCTTAAACGAGCTCAACACTAACCCAGAGCTTCAAAATCTCTTCTCCCCTGAGGAGATGAATGAGCTCACAAGGATTACCTCCACTGCTCGGTATAACGTCTTGAGCATGTGGTATCGCTTCAAGATAGAAGGCTTCTCCGCATCGACTGACCAGAACGCAGAGATGCAGAGGATGAATGAGCTCCTCTCTATCGTAAATAGCGGAGGGCCTCTGGCGTCCCTCATAAACCTCCCTGAGTTCCTGAAGGAGTACTTCAAGGTAATGGGAGTGAAGGAGCCAAATAGATTCCTCATCGTTACTCAAAGCCCACTGGCGATAGTGACAGCTGAGAACCAGGCGCTCATGACGGGGCACGCCGTAGCCCCTTCTGAGAGCGACGACCACGAGTTCCACTTGCAGATGCATGGACCGCTAGCAATGGGGCCGACTGCTACGCCTGAGATGCAGGAGCATTACCAGATGCACCAGATTGCGATGCAGGAGCAGCAGATGATGATGGCGGAGCAGCAGTCGCAGCAGCAATTACCTCAATAATGTACTGACTCAGAGGGGGTCCGTTACTCTCTCTGTATGACAGTCAGACCTGACCCTCGAATCCTCAGAGCGGAACGCCTCCGCACAATCATACGCATGCCGGAATACGAAGCGACGATTGGCCAGTGGTTAAAAGAAGCCCACGCCACCGTTCTTCACAACCTGGTTAAGGCCGTAGAGCCTCACGATGTGCATAGGGCACAAGGCGCATACTCTGCAATCCAGAGCTTAATGGAGCAATTCGAGGCGGTTTGGACTGCTGAGGATGCCGCACTTGAAAAGCAGACGAAGCGGACAACTAAGGCTCTAGAGGAATAATGGAAGACGAGAATCAGAACCAGAACCCGCAGCTCCCCTTTGACCCCGCCGCCCTTGCAAAACAAGTGACGGATGCAGCGGTAACAGCAGCTACTCAGGTAGCAGAGCAAAGGGCGGCGCAAGCAGCGGCTGCAAAATTACAGGCAGCGGCGGACGTACTAGTAGGTAGGAAGGCCGACCCTTCAGAGGCGATTCTGAATGAGTTCGTAGCTGACCCTATGAAGTTTGGAAAGGTCATTTCCGAAGCCACCGAAGAGCGAGTGCTGAGACGCATCCAGCAGCAAGAGATGGCAAAAGAACAGCAGAGAGCAGCGGTGATGCCCTTTGTTGAGGAATACCCAGAGCTCAAGACTCCGACTAAGGCGGCTCTCATAGAGACTCTCGCTGAGAAGTATGAGCGACAAGGGAAGAGCAGAGTCGATGCCCTCAAGGCTGCATGTGAGGACACCGTAAAAGACTACGGCCTTAAGCCTCAGAGCGAGAAGAGAAAAGAGCAAGCCGCACTCTACGCAGGTCTTCCTGGTGGTGGAGGATTCACAGGCGGTTCCCCCGCTCGAAACGAGCAGAAATCACAATCAGATTTTATTGCGTCTCTCAGAGCCCAAAGCGCTGCGGTACGCACTAAGAAATAGAAACCCCTAATAGGAGGATGCAATGTCACAATCTTGGGCTGGTATTGGTTCGACCATTACCGTAAACGAGCTCACTGACCTCATCCGCCACGCTGCACAAGATATGCAGGGGTTCGCGCAGCTGTGCAATCCTCCTACGGGGCAAGCACTGGGGCGCGGACGTGGCGACACGATTCAATATACCTTCTTCCCTAACTTATCAGTTAGCGGTGGAGTTCTCTCTGAGAACGAGGAGATTCCCGAGGGTTCTCTTGTTCCAATCAGCGGAAGCTACACTGTTCAGGAATATGGTAACTCTACTTCTTGGACAGGAAAGCTTGAGATGCTCTCTCGCCTCCCAGTTGAGGATGGTCTTATGCAGGCCCTCATCAACGATATGAAGAAGGCTCAGAATAGCGCTGCTTTCGCAGAGTTCAACTCTACCTCGTGGATTGCCACTTTTTCTACGGTAGCGGACGAGTTCCGTACTGATGGAGCTCAAGCTAGCTTCACGAACGTAGCAAGTGAGGACCTCTCTCTCGCTAATCTTCGATACGTAGTAAAGGAGGCTCGAAAGAGACTTATCCCCTACTTTGATGGTGAGAGCTACGTCTACATCACTGGCGTAGATTCTTGCGATGCTATCCGTTACGACAGCGCAGTCTCTACCATGCTTCAGTATGACAGTGGACGTGCCGCTCTTAACGGGGAAGTGGGCCGTTTAGCGACCTGTAGGTTGGTAGAAGACACCCACAAAATCGTTAAGGCCGGAGATGACGGTGGAGCTGGTACTCCTACCGGCGCAGGTCTCAACCTCGACGTGGGCTTCCTCGTCGGTGCCGACGCTGTCATTAACGAGTATGCTCTTCCTCCTGAAGTTCGCGCTCAGGATAAGGACCTCGGACGATCTATCAAGGTTGCATGGTACTTCATTGCGGCTTGGAAGAAGATCTACTCCCAGACCCTCCACAGCAAGGAGCATGTAATCAAGGTTACCTCTAAGTAAGGAGTGGCTAATGGCTTACGCTGACAAACCCAAAGTATTCTCGTTCAACGTCAACACCGCCGATTCAGTCGGTGCTATCGCTGACAACACCGACCTCTTCAACATCATAATCCCCGCTAACCGACAGATAGAAATTCAGGCTGTGCATGGTGCAGTTCGCGCTGCATCCGATGGCGCTGATTTTATCGAGCTCGTGAAGGATGACAACACGGTTCTCTGCAAGATTCCTCTTCAGACGACCGGACTAAAGAGTGCTGTGAACTCCGACGGGTCCACTGCAACTACGTTCCCCATCCGAGTGACCCCTCAGTCTACCACCGCTCTTAGCTCTCTGAAGCTCAGAACCGATGGTGCGACTGACACCTCCACAGATGTGACCATCCAAGTCACTGTAAGCGGACTGTAAATTAACTGGGGCCGCAAGGCCCCTTCTTGTTGAAGCATTATGGCTATTACCCCGCTCGGTTCTGAGAACACAATCAACGTTGACGTTATCAATCAGAAGAACTCCGGTGCGGGAGTGACGGTAGCCGGTGTAGCTCATCAAGGCGGTAGCGTCACGGCTACTGGTGCAGTCACTGGCGCGACTCTTTCCACTACTGGCAATGCCACTGTAGGTGGCACATTAGGCGTAACTGGCGCTACATCTCTCTCGACTGTATCTACCTCTGGAAATGCTACAGTAGGTGGGAACCTCGCAGTCACAGGAACCTCAGCTCACACTGGCAACTCTACATTTGCCACCCTATCCACCTCTGGAGCTGCCACCCTCAATAGCGCGACAGTTACCAACAACGCTTCTGTAGGTGGTAATGCGACCGTCACAGGAACCCTCGGAGTCACTGGCGCAACTTCCCTCTCATCGGCCTCTACCACTGGGAACGTTTCAGTAGGTGGTACTCTCGGAGTTACTGGCAACACGTCTCTTTCTACGCTCTCTACTTCTGGCGCTGCTACCCTGAATAGCTTGAGCGTCACAGGAACCTCAGCTCACACCGGTAACTCAACCTTCTCTACTCTCTCTACTTCAGGAGCCGCAACGCTCAATAGCGCAAGCGTCACCAATAACGCGACCATAGGCGGCACCCTCGGAGTCACAGGGGCTACCACACTAGGGGCTCTCGCAGTCTCATCATTGGCAGGCATAACCTGGAGCAACTGGACGCCAACCTACGGAGACGGCGCGGCGCTAACCTTTACCTCCGTGACAACCACAATCGCCAGATGGGCGAGGCTGGGGAATATCGTAATCGTCCAAGTGAACGCAGCGGGAACCACGGGCGGCACGGGAGCGGCGCTAAGGCTAACCCTCCCTGTCACTCCTACTAACGGCATAATGTTTGGTGGTGGACACCTCTTTGATGCTCAGTGGGAGAAAGCCATGGTGGAGATCACTAGTACCGGCTTCCTTATTATATACCGCGTCCCCGGTGTGCCTAACTGGGGCACAGGTTCAGGAAGAATCATCCGCGTATTTGCAGTCTTTGAGGCATAAATGAGAATACCAGTAACAGCGAAACTAGATCTCTCTGGTCTAATGAATTCTTTGGAGCCTCTGTATCTGTCTGTCTGTCTGCTAGACGACGAGATTGAGGTGATGACAGAAGAGGGGTACGAGCTAGGAGAGAGCGATGCTATAGTCGTTCAAGCAATGGTCGACACATTCACGAGTGATGTTTAATGGCGACTTACCAAGAGCTAAGAGACAGAGCCCTAAATCAAGTTGGATGCCTTGGTCAGTCTGAGGCTCAGACCGTTGCTCAAATTGCGATGGAAGAGGCGATGAAATTCGTAGCCTTCCACATTCGCGTCCCTTCTCTCATTGCTAAAGCAACTGCCACCGCCCCCGCTTCACCTAATCTTGAAGCTAACGCAATCTCCCTAGAAGGCGGTGCTGGCACCTTTCAAATCCCCCCAGGCGTGTATCAGGCCCCTGACCGGCTATTCGTCAAGCGCACTAGCACCACAGAAGACTACGGAACTCCTCACGAATATATCGAGTACCACCACTTCCTCGACCTCAAGGCGATAGTGACAGGTCCTCGAGTCAGTCTCTATGCCCCCGCGCTAGGAGATGAGCGTCCCGACTTCTCATGGACAATCACACCGGATAACAAGGTGTGGTGCTCTCCCATCTCAGAGGGGAATGTAATCACTCTCTTCTACCGCAAAAACCCCGCCGCATACTCAGGTGCAGCTACGCCTGAAATCCTCCCCCGCTTCGATTATATCCTCGTGAACGCAGCTGTGCTCGCACTCAAAGAATGGCTACGCGAACCAGAAGCCCTCACTACCCTCTGGACTCTCTTCCAGAATGGAATTTCGGACGACGTGAAGCAGTATGATTCGGAGCTGCAAGGACAGCGCAGGCGCTCGCATCTCAGAATTCATCGCTCATATAGAGTGTAGAGCATGACAGTAGAGGTCTTTACCTTCTCAGTATCATCCTCCTCTCCAGGAGGAAGCACTACCATAGACCGCACCTGGTTTGGCCCTGGTACGGATGGTAACGTTACGATGTCCGTCAATCAGACTCTCACTGGCGACAAGTTCTACAACAATCTCACTATCAATAGCGGCGTATTCCTACAAACTGCTAACCCCAGCACTCGCTCTCCCCGCCGGATATTTGTGAAAGAGACGCTTACTATAAACGGAATTATTACCGCGGGGCACAACGCTACCGTGGCTAATAGCTTTGGCGTCCCCAACATCTCCGCGTCCGACTACCCCGATAACACCATTGGCATGTGGGGGGGGAGTACGGACGGAGGTTCTCCTAACCCCACGCTCTCTTCTGGCAATGGCAATAACGGGGGGTCGGCTGCTGCCGCATACGGGTTCGGTGGAGCTGGCGGAGCCGGAGGCTCTGGAGGAAATGGGAATGGCGGAAGAGTGGGCGGAACGGGAGGGACTTCCGGCACACCCTTCGGCTCTCGCATGTGGTTCTTCTGCGAGCACATGTGGCTCTTCGATACATTCCAAATGGGAGGAAGTGGAGGCGGAGCTGGCGGTAATGGCGGTGGCGACGGGACCAACGTAGGAGCCCGTGGGGGAGCCGGAGGTGCTGGGGGAGGTATCGTTTGGATAGCCGCAAGGACTATCGTGATTAACGCTACCGGAGGCATCCGCGCACAAGGAGCGAGAGGAGGGAACGGCAACAACGCCACAGCTTCGGGCACCGCTCGAGGAGGTGGTGGTGGAGGTGGTGGTGGCGGTGGAGGTCTAATCCTTCTAGCCTACGAATCTCTTACCAACAACGGATTTCTTTCGGCGGCTGGCGGGAATGGAGGGTCTGGTGGCAGCGGTTTTGGAGCTGGAACTGCTGGTGCTACAGGGGCCACGGGAGCGGCAGGGAAGATTATTCGCTACAACTTCACCACCGGGGAATACGAGTAATGGTGGCCAAGCAGTACTTCTTTGGTGCCGGAGCCTCTGGCAGCGGGGGGCAGCTTCAGCGCTACTGGTACGGCACCGGAGCCGACGGCAATGTTGTGATTCCTGCTAGCACGACGCTTTCGACTGACATGTTCTATGACAACCTTACAGTCAATGCGGGCGTGATTTTGAGCCTCGGAAGTAACGTTCGTTCTCCTTGTCGGATACACGTGAAGAACACTCTTACAGTCCACGGCACTATTCGGTGTGGCCACGACAGGACAGCGCACGACCCATCAGGGCTGGCGTACGGCGGCGCAGCTTCGAGTATCGTCGGTGTGGGAGGGACTCTCGGAGGATCGGGCACAGGTAGCGATGCAGGGTTTGGACTCACAACGACAGGCGGAGCAGCCTCCGCTGTGGGCTTAACTCGATATTCAGGCGGACAGGGAGGTGCGGGCGGACAGGGAGGTGCGGGTGGCACACACCCAGGAGGAGCGGGCGGGGCGCTGCAAACAGCTGGCTATGGCTACCGTTTTTTTGAGACGTTCACGCATGATCTGTGGATGGGGACAAATGGAACCGACGCAGGGGGGTATACTGGTGGCGGTGCTGGAGGATCCGGTGGTGGCGGCGGTGGGGGCAATGGGACCAACTCGGGTGGCATAGGAGGTAAGGGCGGAGCTGGTGGCGGCGTAGTGTGGATAGCCGCTCGGGACATCGTAGTCGCAGGTAGTATTGAGGCCAACGGAGCAAAGGGCGCTAATGGTGCCCCGGGCTCCTCGGGTGGCGGCGGCGGAGCAGGCGGCGGCGGCGGTGGGGGAGGGGTGATCTTGTTGGCTTATGAATCCCTCACCCTCACGGGCCAAATCACAGCTCTCGGCGGATTGGGGGGCTCAGGAGGAGCAGGCGGAGCTGGAGCTTCAAACGGAGCAGACGGAGCGACAGGACAATCGGGAGTAGTTTACCACTTCAACTTCACTACCGGAGACCCCGCATGACAGCGCGACAATACCCTATAGGGGGATTCGCTACGGCCAGTTCTGGGGTGGCGGCTCGCTACTGGTTTGGAGATGGCGCAGATGGAAGCGTGACTATCTCTGCTGGGGTGACTACCCTCACCCGAGACATGTTTTATGACAACCTGACCATAGCCGCTGGCGCGACACTCAGAGCCGGTGATGGCACTTCCGCTAGCCGAAAAATTCACGTTCAGGGAACGCTGACCGTAGCGGGTACGCTCGCAGGCGGGTATATATCCACCGACACTACTCCCGGCGTTTGGATACCAGCTGGAGGTACAACAGCCGCCTCTAGCGTGTTCGGTATCCTTGGTAGCGCAGGGCAGGGCGGAACTACCGTAGTGCTCGGGGGGTTCGGCAGCGGGAACTTAGGGACGAACAACCAGAGTAGATTCAGTTACGGCGGCGCTGGCGGCAATGGCGGCAACGGGGGGAGCGCTCCCGGCGGTTCTGGCGGAACGGGAGGGACTTGCCTGAAGACGGAGTTCAGATATCCCATCTTCCGGTTCAATCCGATCTACTTCGGGGTCAATCAGAATTTCACGGCGTTCCGCAACAGGTTCGCGACATTCAGCCAAGCAGGCGCTACGGGGGGTGGTGGAGCCGGAGATGGGACAAATAGAGGCGGAACCTCTGGAGCCGCCGGCGTAGGGGGTGGCGCGCTGTGGATAGCTGCCCGACACATCATAGTGCTCCCCGGTGGGGCCATTAACAGCCTAGGACAGCCCGGCTTCCCTGGAGCCACTCCCACTGTAGGGAATTGCGGCGGTGGCGGTGGCGGAGGAGGCGGTGGTGGTGGAGCAATCTTTATCGGCTACGAGACCTACTCTAACAGCGGAACTATCAGCGTCGCTGGAGGAGCGGGTGGTGCTGGTGGCAGCGGTCGAGGCACAGGGTCAGCAGGACAGGCAGGAGAAGCAGGGTCTGCAGGGCAAATATATCTCTACAACCTAGGTGGGTAATATGGAAATAAAGACAGGCGCTACTCACTACATGCAGTTTCCCCACAATGTGACTGGTCTACGCAGAGGAGACTTCACCTACTACGTCTATCAGGATGGAGCCCTCAGACGAGATATCCCGGTGGAGGTGACGGAAGAGGTGTCCGGTATCTACACGTTCTCCTTCACTAACGACGGCGCTCACGAGTCTCACTGGACGATGATCGTATGGCAGACCTCAGATACTGACAGAAAATACGGAGAGTCTTGGATTGTCAGAGACGATGTACCAAGGAAAACAGTGCTCAACATTCAGTCGGAACTGAAGTCAGGTGGTAGCAGCGGCGTGAGTGGCAGCGCAGGAATTTCAATAGGAAGATCATGACGACAGACAATCAAAGCCCCGGTGCCAGACGAGTACAGCGCTATAGTGTGGCGGGGGGATTGTCTGGCTCGAAGGCCAATCAGGAGACGACTCCAGTCGAGTTTGTGAAACTCGTTAATTGTCTTGTCGATAAGCGGCTAGGTGCTGTAGTGAAACGTCCCGGCTCTGTGCAGGAGACTATATCGGGAGCTCTAGGAACACCATTAGGTATTGCTGAATATTACTCAGCTTCTGCTTCTACTCTCATACCGATTCGCCGCGTAATGCTGGCTAACTTCTCTGGCAATGAGTGGCGACAGAATCAGGCTGGCACATGGTCAAGCGTGTCCGTTGATTCTGGCCTTTCCCTCTCTTCCTCAAAGCCATCAACCTTCACTCAAATCGGCTCGCGCCTCTACATCGCAGCTGGTGAGCCTGCATACTGGGATGGCCCCGGAACCACTATCAAGCCTCTCGGTATTCCCGCTCCAACCTCAGCTCTCACCATAACTTCCTCCAACACAGGAAGCGGAATCACACTGACCTCTGGCACGAGCTATATGGCCACCTGTTATAACTCAACTACTGGAGCGGAGAGTGATTGGTCTCCTATATCAAGCGCGGTGGGTGCAATTAGCAACAAGTCGATAGTGATAGCTCTCCCCGCTACCGCTGCTGGCGAATGGGACCAGTTCAGAATTTACCGCTACCTCGATGGCGGCGCGTACCCTTACTTGGTGGATACAGTGAGTGCTGCGACCACTAGTTACACTGACAGCAAGCCGGACGCACAGCTTACATCTCGAGCTAGCGCACGATACAAGAAGGGACTACCCCCTACCCAGGCCTTTGTATGTGCTAACTACTCTCAGCACTTGTGGTTCGTAGATGCCACTGACCCCTACAAGCTCTGCTTCAGTGAACCGTACACGGGTAGCAATGTAGACCCTTCATACTTCCCATTAGAGAATACGGTTAGGAGCTCAGAGCCAATTACGGCGCTCCTTGTTACGTCTAGCAGGCTGCTCATATTCCACCCCCGCTCCATCTCTGTGCTTACAGGATCGTCCAAAGATGAGTTTGACATCGACCCCCTCATCCCCGGGATTGGCACAGTTTTCCCTCAGAGTGTCTCTACAAACGGGACCGATATCGTATTCCTCTCCGAGCAAGGGTTCGTGTCGATTACTTTCGGAGGTGGCTCTCGTATACATCTCTCGAGAGAAATAGACTTAGACTTACAGCCCTTGCTAGCTGGAAGCTACAACGCCTTCATTTACGCGAGCTCTGTCTGGTCTCCCAGTCTCAGGCAATTCATTTTCTGTATCTCTGCTCGCTCGGCTGCCACGGTTGGTTGGGTAGACGCTACTTCAGGGTTGACAGCAACATGGGTAGACACTCTCTCTGCAATCAGTAAGGCCTGGGAGAGCACCGACCTTGCAGCTCAGACCACGAACAGAGTGAAGATATGGGGCTGGTCTCCAGAGCTCTCGAACGCACAGGGGAACCTGTGGGCTGAATATGCGTTCCCGGTAGCGACCGACTCGAACACGAACAACGCATTTGTGACCACCATGTGTCACCCCGCCCCCTCTTCCGATTCCAACGATCCACAGCAGGACAAGACCTATATCGGTTACTACACAGGCACCGCTGGTGGGATTATCTCAGCGTTCAGGAAAGACACGAATACCGATAACGGCACTCCCATCACCTCAGAGATTATCACTGGCAGAATATGCCCCGGAGATCAGCAAGCAGCGTTTAAGTTGTTCCAATCTCTAGGCTTCCACAACGCATACTCCGACCCTACCTCGGACACTCTAGGGTCTCTCTCTTACCTGATCGACTTTGACGACCCCCATCTCCGGGGGTATGAAGATTTTGATATCCCCCTCGCAGGTAGTACCGACCAGAAGAAGTTTTCGACAATGCAAGGTAGACATATACACTTGCGTCTAGTCGACACCTCACAGAGCCAGAGCAAAGTCTTGCTATCCGAATTTTTTATCACCTACAGAGAGAGAATGAGGCGGTCTGGTCGCTAAATGGACTCACTCTAGGTCTGTCTATACACTGAACAAAACCGACAATGGAGACGACTGAATGGAAGCACCGCGCCTTTGGCTGCACCGCCCTTCCCGCCATGACCATAGGCTAGCTATTCAGTACCGCTCTCGCCAGAGAATCCAACATCGCCAGAATCGCCGATTCATCCGCCATCGCATCGCAAGACTCATTCGCCTAGAAGCAGAGAAAGAACTATGATTGACCCCAAGAAAGCAAGACAGAATCAGTTCGCTCAGGCGCTCTCTCAGGCGCGTATGCAGAGGGGGCCAGCTACCACTCAGCCGCGCCCAGCCGGTATGCCAGCACTACCTGGAGCCAAACATCAGGGGCAAGTTGGCGCGAACTTCCAACTCGGCACCACTCAGGAGAGACTCCAGCAACAACTTGCTCGAGCTAACTCTGAGATACAGAGACGTGGCGGCACCGCTCCTAATAACGAAGCTCGAAAGAGAATGATAGAGGCAGAGTTGGCAAAGCGTGGAGGAGGTGCTCCTGGGAATGTAGATACTCCTCTCCCTCCTCCTGGCCAGGGTGGAGGCCCCCAACAGCCCGGTAGCGGAACGGCTCCTGGCGCTAACCCCGGCGGAGCCTCACAGGTGGCACCGGCTGACTCCCAGAACAATCCCTTTGGTATGCTAAATGGTGTATACAACGCTGCTACCAATGGCACCATCAATGAGTACAACACCGCCGCTAATCGCCTGCGTGAGAGAGTGGATGCAATGGGTGAGGCTAATATGGAGCAAGCCAAGTCTCGCCAGCTAGGGCGTGGATTCGGCACTTCTGGAGCGATGGACCAGGCAGCGTATCAGGTTGGAGCTAACACTCAGAACGCATACGCACAGGGGCTAAATGACCTCTCTATGCAGTTTGAGAATCAGAGACAACAAGGATTACAAACCGCTCTGGGCGCAGGACAGTCAGCTCTTAACTATCGATCACAAGGAGAAGATAGGCAGTCTACCGAGAGGATAGCTGGGGAGGGGAGAGCCTTGCAGGAGAGGCTCCAGCAGAGAGACCAGCAATTCCAGGGCGGGGAAAATGCGCTAGAGCGTGCTCTCAGACAGACGCTACTAGGGCAACAACAATCTTTCGAGGGTGGGCAAAACCAAGCGCAGAGGGACCTTCAGAAATATCTCGGTGAGCTTGGAGAGAAAAATGGGAACTGGAGAGCCTCTCTTCAAGGACTCCTGTCACTGCTCGACTCTTCCGGTACTAACCCCAACGCCTCTAGCATCGATATTGCCGACCTCTTGGGGTTAGGTAGTGGCTCGTCTGGAGCGCTGAAAGGCCCCAATCGGGGAGGTATATAATGAAGTCGAGAGGGGCGGATTCTTCCAGTGCAGTTGCTAACATGGTAAGAGACTCCATCCGACAGGGTGGAACTCAAGCGCAAGACCCCCACGCGCGCACCATGACGAGACTCGGGGGGATGGTTAAAGACCCAGGAGACATACAGCAGTTGAGAGCAGCTGGCGCAGCACTAGGCGATGGCAGCGTGCTAGATAGTAAGATACGAGAGCTGCAAAGAGAGGGGGAAAAGGGAGGCTTCACAGACGAGCTTAGAGCGCAGATAGCAGGACTGAGACAGACTCAAACTGACATGACTCAAGACGCTCGTAGCATGAAGCAGTTTAGCATAAAACCCAGTGGTGGCGGTGGTGGTGGTTTCGCACCAGGAAGAGGAGTAGGCGTGGCAGGAGGAGGAGGAATGAATTTAGCGTCGATAGCAGAAGCCTTGGCAGCATACAAGGCGCAACTCAACTTTAACCAGTCCTCTCCCTTTGCGGACGGCAGCCAGAACAGGCTCGCGCAGCTCGAGCAGAGAGAGCAGATAGGTCAGCTCCAGAAGCTCTACGACATGCTCATGGAGAGAGAAAAGATGCAGACCGAAATGATGAGAGAACAGCAGTATGCCCAGAGGGCTGCAATGCAGAAGGCTAATACCGGAGGCGGGGGAGTTTTTGGCGGGCAAAGAGAGGGTGATAATGACGACGACCCCTACAAAGCTGTTCGAGACGGAGTAGTATCGGCTGCTATGCAGTACATGAGGAAGCGCAATCCCCATTCAGGAGTCGAATAATGTCTTGGCTAGATGACTTATTTTCTTCAATCACAGGCGCCACTGAGGATTTTGGGGCAGCGATGGACGGTGTTCGCGACTCGATAGGCTTAGAGCCACTCGCAGAGCTAACACGCCCCCGCCCTGTCTCCGGCATAAAGGTATCAGAAACCTCCCTGCCTTTCCCATCGGAAGAACTCAACATAGGTAGCCCCGGGATCGTTTTCGCTCCTTCTAGTCGAGACCTGGAGGCAGAGGCGAAGGCAGAGGAGCAACTGAGACAGCAGAAGATTCTCGGGAGTATTCGAGGGAGCTTCAACGTCAACGACCTCAACCCCGGAGCCGTAGCCTATAACGGAGACCTAGATAGCACGATAGGAGGGGCCCTCGAACCCCTCATCGGTGGCCTATCCTCCTTCCTCACTGGCCTAACAACTAAAGGCGCTTCTCAGGACTCTCTCGTACAGGAGATGGTAGGCAAGATGCCGCAGAGGGACGGAGCTAGCCCCCTTGCGCAACTGCTCCAAGGCCTCGCACAGTATGGCGGAGAATGGGCGCCACAGGGAGAACCAGACCTGTCTGGGACTAGGGAGAGAGAGGCTGAGGAGGAAGCGTTGTTGCAGATGCTCAATCAGCAATCCTCTGAAGGCAGAGCTCAGAGAGTTGCTCAAGAGGACGAAGTTCAGGCACGATTAAAAGCGCTTAAGTCCGTGAGCAGTCCTGGCACTTTATCTTTTGCAGCAAAGGGTAATAGCGTTGAAGGGGACTTTGAGGAGGCCAGAGCAGAGGATCCCAGAGGCTCCTTCAGTCGCACTAACGTTCCTCTCGCAGAGCAGAGCATGACCCGCAAACTCCAAGCTCTAGGCCTAGACTCAAGGCAAGCTCAAGCAATTGCAGAGAACGCCGATGCTCAGGATGCTCGAGCTATCATCAAGCAGCTAGCCCAAAGGCAGGCGATGGGGAGAGGGGAGAAAATCCAGAGCGCTCTCTCTGAGTATAGTAAGAACGTAGCCAAGGCACAGCAGCCAGACAAGGTTATGTCTGCACTCATCCTCCAGCTGCAAAATGCGGGGATGTCCGAAGCTGAGATTAGGCAGGCTCTCCAGTCTGCGATAGCGTCTATCCCCTCTAAGAAGAAATAAGCTATGTGGCCATTTGACGATGAAGAAGAGACCGTTGATTACATCCGCCCCGATGCGCTTGAGGCGGTCCTCACATCGTCATCAATCGACCAGGACACCCGGAACATGGCCCTCGGTATCGAGCGAGATATGGGCAAGCTCGCTCAACTTGGCTATGACCCAGAGCTAGCTGAACCCCGGTCGTCGTTCTGGGGTGAGTTATTCGACACCCTAGACGCCCCAAGACAGGGGGTAGCGGGGGTAGTAGACACCGTGCTCAGAGGCGATATGTTTGAGGACGGTGTTGGTACTGGCTGGAGGAGGGGGCAGATTGAGAACACCTCATCCTCTGACATACTGCGTAGGCACGATATCATCGACAACCCCATTGCGCGTGGCCTCGTTGGCTTCGGAGCCGACCTTCTTACCGACCCCCTCTCCTGGGTATCCTTTGGCGCTACCGCCACGGCCAAGGTTGGAGGTAAAGCCTTAACAGAAGCAGGTACCGCCCTCAAAGCCACAGGGGTAGAGCGCCTTATGGGGCTTGGCGTTACCGATATACTCGAGCAGGACAAGATACTAGGAGAAGTCTTCCAGTCTATCTCTCGTGGGCAGGAAGCAGCTTCAGAACTAGGCAAGGGGACTGCCGCTACTGATGCTTTCCACGCTAAAAAGCTGGAAGACTCAAGGGACTTGTGGAGTACTATCTTCAAGGATGATGAGGTCTTAGGTGCCGACCTGTTCGAGAAACGAAAACTCCGGGTGGGTAGAGATCTTCCATTCCTAGGACACTTCCAGAAAACATCATCCGGGGCTGAAGAACTCATTTCAGAATCTCCTGGTGTGGTGGGACAAGCCTTGCGGGAGGTGAGCAAGGTTATCAAGCCAGGACGTGTTTCTGTAGCTGAGTTCGACATATCCGATGATATAGCACGGACCTTTGAGCACCTCAATACTTTTGCTCAGAAAACTTTAGACCAAATTGCTAGTGCCGCATCCCAGATACCTTTAGCGGGGAAATTGGTTGAGCCCACTGGCAAGGCCCTCTCTTCTGCTAACGAGCTACTCAAGAAGACCTTTTCACGTAAGGCGCTGATAGGCGCTACCAATGACGACATCACGAAAGAGTATCTAAACGCTGCTGCTGGCGTGCGAGTCATTGCACGAGAGAGAGCGCTAGCTACTCTAGGTGAGGAAGGACTACGTAACCAAGACGACCTTAAAGATGCTTGGCTCCTGATAGACGAGTTGGGAGCGCAGGCTATGAAGCGGGGGAATCTCAACTCTCAGCAGACAGAGCAGATACTACGCAAGCTAGCTCTAGGAAGAGAAGTCGCAGACGGTGACATGCTCTACCTTAGAGACTCATTCAACATTCCTCTAGACGAGACAGGATCTACCGCTGAAGGTCTATTCAGACAAGAGCTCCAAGCAAAGCTAGCCGACCCTAACATCCGCCCCGGCACTAAAGAGATGACTGCAAAACTCCTAGGAGCGTTTGACGACCTCGCCATAGAGGAAGCTGAGGCGGGGATACAGCATGGGTTTCTTGAGTATTATGTAGCTCACAAGTACAAAAACAGAGAGAGAAACCCCTTCGCCAGAAAGGGCGTTAAAGCAAATTTCACCGAAAGCAGAAAATACGACACGCTCTCTGAAGCGTTTGAGGTGTCCGGTAAAGTTGCAGACATTGATGTACCTCAGCTCCTCGAATCTCGAATAGCAAAATCCCTCACCCTCAGAGCGCAGAAGGCATACGCTACTCGTCTCATGATAGAGAACTCCATGCCTCAGCATATCGTGCAATCTCTCTACAGAGAGGCCATAGCTGACCCACAAGGCCCCGCTGCTCAAGTTCTGAAGCGCAATAAATGGGACGCTCCTAAGGTTGAGATAGACCAGCTCAGAGAAGGCGCTGTCACCGCTAAGAGAGCGAAGCTCCTTGCTAAGGAAGCCACTGACCTCACAGCAGAGGAGAAGCAGCTTCTCGCTATGTCTCACCAGGAGTTCGCAGACGAGACTCATAAGTCTTTAATGGCCGCTGGTTACACACCGAAAGATGCCCCGCTCCCTGATTCAATCTTAGGTGAGATAGGCAAGGAAGTTGACATCCCTGGCGGGGGGAAGATGTTCCTTCCCGTTCCAGTTGCAGAAGCTTACAAGGAGACTGTAGCGGCTAGAGACTTGTTTAAGGAGAAGTTCGGCAACACCGCTCTAGGAGCTGCTCTAGTCAAGGCAGCAGATGCCACTACTTCCTTCTTCAAGAAGTTCGTCACCATTCCCTTTCCCGCGTATCACGCGCAGAACATTTTAGGTGATAGGTTCAGACAGGCCATGTCTGGAATCAACGCTATGGATCCAGGGGTTCAAGCTAGGACTGCATCCCTTATGGCGGGGAGAAGCTCTATCAGAAATGCTGCTGGTCAGGTGCTAGACAAACCTACTCTAGAGCGCCTCATTAAAGAGCAGGGCATGTCCTACAATCTCTCTGATTACATCGGAGCGATAGAGTCTTTCGGGGATATGGACATTGATAGGTTCCTTAGGACTAAGGAGTCCATCGGTAAGAACATAAAGGAGTTCAAGCAGAAAGGTGCTAAGGGTGCCGCTGTGATGCAGCTTCACGATAAATTCCAGAAGACCTTTGATGGGTTCTTTAGAATAGGTGAAGTGGTGAGAAGGTTTGAGGCGGGGGACTCACTATACGATGCAGTGAGAGCAAGCAATGAGATGTACTTCAACTACCGGGACATGACACCGATAGAAGCATCCTACTTCAGACGCTTCTATATGTTCTATGGGTACATGTCAAAAGCTACTAAGTCTACCCTCACAGACCTAGTAACGAACCCTGGGAACCTCACAATGCAGCTCACCGCTACTCGTGCTCTAGCTGAGTTCTTCAGTGACCCAGACGCAGCTCCTACGGCTGAGATGGCAGACCTTAAACTCCTCTCCTCCACAGCCACAATGGAGTCCCTCTCCCATGCTGTAGGCACCACCCCAGATGGTAAGCCGATATTCGGTAGAGGCTTTGCCGCCCCCGTTAATGCGGTCATGCAGCAGTTCGCTTTACAGGTCCCTCGTAATTTTACGGTAGGAGAGCTGGTCGATACACTGGGGTCCTCAGCAAAACGGACTCTCCAGAAACAGTTTGCTAGCGCTAACCCAATGGTAAATGCTAGCGCACAGTTAGTTTCTGGTAAGAATTTGTACTTCGATAAGCCTCTAGATGCGGAGTTCCTCCGCAAACTTCCTTCCCTAAATGCCCTTGCAGAACGTGTTGCGGGGTACTCTTATGACGACCTCCCAGTAGACCTAGACGCCCCCGCTAAAGCTTTCCTAAAGGCCGTACCAGACGGCAAAGGAAGATTAGTAGCAGACCCAGGGCGTATGTGGATTCTGATGAACCTCATTCCTGGTCTAGGAAGAGCTACGTCAATGGCAGGAAGCCTCTCCAACACCGAGATCCCCCTCCAAGCAGGATTGTTGAGGACAATTCTCGGAGTCAATCTGGACGATCAAGATCCGTCACGCACGTATCTGTCCAGCCAGAGGAGCAGTCTAGATAGCTTCATGAGTCAAAATTCCATCCGCCAGCAGCTCAAGAATCTTGAGCCTGAAGAAGAGGAGTAAGTCCCTCCCTGCTGAGACAAACGTCTACAGCAGGTGAATATGCTTCAAGGTAAAGGTCTCGGCAAAACTCTCCTACCCAACTTTTTCTATAACCTCTCAGCAATAACTGATGAGGGAAGGCCCAGATGGGTAGATGAGTTCGCAGATGCAGCCCCTTCCATCATTCAGCTTCAAGACCTATCAGCCAGCTTCCAAAAATCCAAGGCTCAACGGAACGAAGCCTACTCACGCTGGTTCGCCTCCTTCTTTGTCATCGACGACAGCGGAGACTGTGTCCCCGTAATTAAGCCGACTCAAATGAAGTGGCAGGCAATACGGGTCCTCCACGACAAGCACTCTGAGACTCTCACCCGCGACTGGTGGCCCAATTACAGGGACTGCCTTTTTAGGGTTTTCCTCAACCCCCAGACCATCTACGACCACGCCACCGGGGAGCATAAGCAGTGGTATCTCCTCTGTCCTGAAGACGGGTATCTCGTCAACCGACAGGAGATGCTGAAGCGGGGAGGAAATCCTCCACCTCGTGAATACACAGGAAGGGAAAGGTGGTTGTCTGCCCATAAAGAACTTCGACGTGCTCGACTTATTCCGGTTGAGTGCTGCCATCACCTTCGTAATGAAGGTCAAGAATATAGAGCGGACCTGTGACATGAAGACAGACAAAGAGCGACTAGCGATGTTAGAGGTAAAATCTGAAAACGCAGAGGAAACCCTGCGAAGCCACAGCGAGCAACTAGATCGCATGGACAGAGCTCTAACCTCTCTGCTTGGAGAAGTGAAGCAGATTAGGAACGCTCTGTACATCATGGCAATAGGCATAGCAGCTAATATCCCCGCCCTAAGCAATCTCCTCACGTCCCTCAAAGCCATCCTCAAATGACACCCCGCGAACTAATTATTGACGCCATAGAGCGCCACACTAAAGCAATGGACCTCAGGCAAGATGTAGTCATCTGCATAATGCTGCAAGAGTCCAAAGGCGACACGTTCGCCTGGAGATGGGAAGAGAAGTTCTGGGAACAGAGACTCAAGAATAAGGACCGTTCTCAACTCTCAGGCTGGACACCTAAGCCCGGGACTCTCCCTAGCATCACAGACGAACTCCTTCAGCGGTCGTGCTCCTTCGGACTCATGCAGGTCTTAGGAGATACTGCCAGATGGTGCGCCAAAGTGACAAGCCCCTACTTGACCTCCCTCTGTGACCCAGACAGAGGAATTGAGGCGGGGTGCAGAATCCTCTCCTTCTACCTCAAGCAAGCCAGTGGCGACTACAGAGGAGCGCTTAAAGGTTACAACGGCTCCTGGTCGTATGCAGATGAAGTGTTAGGCCGTGTCCAGAGACGAGAGCACGTGGCTTGGATGAGAGGTGAAGTATGAAGAAGTTACTCATAGCAACCCTCTCCTTACTTGCCGCTTCCGCTCAAGCTGAGACCAGAGGACTAGCGCTGTTGCCACTTAAGCATCCAAATTTTCCCGTAAGGCAGGCATGTGACATTCTCAAATCATCGCCTAGCCCTTCCTTCAGTTTTATAGCAGATGTTACTTTTGGGACCTCAGACAGAAACGTACACACGCTCATTAGGTGCATTAAGCCTTATGCTGATAGCCGTCCGAACGGGCTTCGCGTTCATGCTTATGTGCTTACTGGACCTGCGAGACGCCCTAGGAGGAATGGTTCGGTCCCTCATTCGATGCCGCATCTCACCATATCGGAGTTTAACGCAAAGCTCAGACTTAGAGATGGTAGAGTGGCGAAAGCCTACGTTCGACGGGTACAGCTGCTAAAGATTCTAGTGGACCACTACCCCGATATCGTGTGGGTTGTGACCCCAGAGCTAGAGGACAACCTTACGCGAGAAGGATTCTCTTACTTAAAACGACTCACAGCTAGGGTGTTCGAGGGGTATCCGAATGTGCTTATCACACGCAATCCCCTAGTGCCGCAGAGAGGACCAGAGCCAACTGAGATTCACACGTTCAACCCTGAGAGGATTAAGACCTTGAGGCGGGGGGATACTGTGAGCGGAGATGGTGTCGATTACTGGCCAACAATGGAGTCTGTAAGAGTGGCTGAGAGAATGGGAATCCATTGGCACTTCTGGCAGCCATCCATGCAGGGCATCACAAGGAATCCCAACGTCCACCCCTCAAAGCGCACTTATAGATTTACAGATATCCCACGCATTAAAAGACTACTAAGAGGATAAATATGGAAGTAAGGAAGATACTCGAAGCCAGCGATAGGACCCTGTCAATGCTACCGCTTAACGGCGGGAAGACTCAGACAGGAGCCACTTTATATGTCGTGGGGCAACTACTCGCACTCATACCCGGACTACAGTTTCTTGCAGTCCCAGGAGTACTGGAGGCTATCGGCACAGCCGTAATGTCGGTGGGTGTTGCTCATCGCGCCATCAAGAAGGCTATCGAGTAGCGTAGCCACGTTGTTTGTGTAGCACTCTAAAGATCGTCTTCTTACCACACCCCATGATTGCGGCAATCTCTCTATGGGGTGTTCCTTCGCTCGCCATCGCCTGTATTCTTTCCACATCAACCTCAGTCAGTGGGACTTTTCTCTCGACGCTGCTCCTCCTGTTCCACTGATTCTCAAGCGGTGTCACCCACCTACAGTTAGATGGCTCATAATTCCCATCGCTATCTATCCTGTCTATCTGTAGCTCGGCCCTCCACTCATTAGTCAGAGCCCACTCCTTGAAAACTTCGTACCGACTCCATTCCTCGCAGACCCGGATACCCCTGCCACCATAGAACTGATAGGCTGAGTGATTCTTGTTTGAACATCTCTTTCTCATGTATATCCAACAGCGGTAAAGCTTGAGATAGGGGCTTGAGGTCCGGTTGTCTAAATTAGGTTTTCTTGGCATGTCTCTCCAAACGACAAAAGGGGCTCAAAGGCCCCACTCTATCACATCAATGTCCCGGCTTCATCTTCCCGTACTGCCAAACCCATCACTCCCCCGCTCCGTCTTCCCCAACTCAGCAAAGCTCACCTCCTCTAGTTCAGGTGTGATGCATGGGACGATGAGGAGCTGTGCTACTCTCTCACCCTTCTCAATGAAGAGAACTCCCTCTGACAGATTACTCAGCATGACGATGAGCTCTCCTCTATAAGATGAGTCTATCACTCCCCCGTGAGTCCTTATCCCCTTCAAGGCCATGCTACTACGGTCTTTAATGATGCCTACATATCCTTCGGGGATAGCGACAAATATTCCCGTACTAACCTGGATTCTCATGTTGGGGTAGAGAACCCTCTTCTCGGTCGCTCTCAGGTCGTAGCCTGCATCACCGGAGCGGGGGGAGGACAAGGGAGTCCCTCCCAACTCTAGGTCAAGCCCTAGCCTAGTTGCGAACTTCATCTTCTGAGCTCCCTCTAGCGCACGAACCTTCTTCTCAAGGCGCTGGAACCTATCGTATATAGCGTCTCGAACTGTCATACCTCCTCCTTAGCCAACACATGAGTCCCCAACAAATCCGCCTCTCTCATCACCGAGAGAAAGCTTGTCCTCAAGTTACGCAGAACCACCACCACCTCAAACCCCTCCTCCTCTATCACCCCTATCACAAGTCGCATGGCACCTGTGAAGGATTGGTAGACTTGCCCCTTCTTAATCATTTAATCCTCGAACATCTTTATCAGGAATACGTAGTTAAGGACCACGATGACTATCACCACTATTGCTCCTACCTCGCTCACACCACCTCCCTATACAGGCAAGTAACAGTCTTATTCCCCCGCTCATCATTCCCATACCTAATCCCGTCTATCGCATAAATGCGCCAGTGGGTGAGGGGGAAGTCATCTTCAAACTCACCAGGACGTAGGTCTACTGTCTGGCCTTTGAGAGGACGGGCTATCCTGTTCCACCAGTTCTCCCAGTTGGCGGGACGTTCAGTGACGAGAGCAAGGCCATCTGCTGATTCAAGATGAATGTAGTATTTTATTTCACTCATAGTGGCCCCTGTCGGACATATTCCAGACTACCTATCGCGAAGTTCCCAGAGGCGATGACGTGGTATCCAGCAACATCTAATGCGACAACAAGTGATCTCTCTGGTACTAGCGCGATTATCTCCACCTCCGCCATCGCCTTCCATCTCCACACTTCCCCAACTCTCGGCTCACGGATGTGGGGCTCGTATTGCTCTATGAGATGCCTGACTTGAATCACCCCCACAGAGCCAGCACGGTAGCCTGCCAATCGGTAAACAGCCAAAGGGATCTCTCCGTCTTTCGCCAGATCTACTATCGTGAGTTTGACGCAGTCTCCACGCTTCTGTTGCCACTCACTACCAACTTTTATTTCCTGCTCGCTCATACTCTTCCCCCGCTACAAGTAAGTCATCTTCCCATCTCGCTCTCTCAAGACTCACCTGAGACCCGCCTTGGGCTCCACCTTTGATTCTCTCTGTCTTCGCTAGCCACCACATCCCTAGCTCTGCAACGGAAGCCGACCTACTTACCCTCGCTTTGCTTCTGCGTTTATTACCGAAGCCCTTAGTAACAATGGTGAACTTAGGATGAGCTACTATGATGGGCTCATAGAGTCCTTCAGTGTTCACCCACCTACCACTCTTCTTGTCCTTATAGCCCAACCACACAGGCTTTGCGGGGTAGTGATGGTCGATGGTGAGTCGGTAGAGACGACCTTTACCGGAATCGTGATACCAACCTGGAGCGGTGAAACCCTGCTTACTCGAAGCTGAGTAGTAAACGAACTCCCAATCTTGTAAGCCTCTTCCTCTACGCCAGAGGGTGACAATTACCTTACTCTTCATCTCCCCCCTCCCAACTTGCTACATCCAGCCCCGCCACAAATCCCTCTTCAAACCCCTCGCTATACCCCTCCTCATAGCCCTTCGAGTGACCATCGGTATGTCCCTCCTGATAGGCTCTGTCCTCATCGTTAGCCATACTGATGACGCTTGGATTCTGTGCTAGAGCTAGCCTCTCCCCTTGCTCATGCCCTAGCCTGTAAGCGTTTCTAACGGCCTCTGCCACGACCATTGTAGGAATTAAAAGGGTTTGAGCGCCTAGCCCCTGTTCTCCCGAAGTCTGTAGCGATGCAATACTCACCGCTTTTGCTCTCGCCTGCTCCATCACCCTGTCTAGCTCGGTCTCCCACTCCTTCTGAGAAGACTGTACCGCACTGAACACACTGTAACCTGACGTTGCCTCGGTCATAATCTACCTCCCTAAACTCTCTATCTTTCGTGCATCGCTGACAGAATTTAATCGAGCTCATCTCTGTTAAACTCCGCCACATACAACGCTGGCTTATCTAACGCTTCGCACATTGCGGTGAGGATAGCGGTAATCTGTTTAGGACTGCCTTCTACCGTGGCGGGGGTACGCTCCACCAGCGCTTGCCCCGCTCTCAACTGAAACCTGCTTAGCTGGTGGTGCCACCGTGTTCCCACCTTGAAACGTATGACTCTATAGCTAGTTTTCACTCTTCCCCTTTGAGTCTCTTTAATTCAGCCTCTAGCTCCTCTATCCGAGCGGCATTTTCAACTCTTTTGTTGTACTTCTGTACTGCCTCAGTCAGAAAACCAGCGAGCAAATCAAGACTTTTCCCTGTGGGGCCGGGGTACAGTTCTGCGACGGGCATCCCGCCCCACCCGTCAATGATTATTGCTCGCCCACACCTATCCACTCGAAACGTCCAATATGTTTTAGTCACTTCTTGCCTCCACTGGTATTACCACCCACAGGACTAGGCTTCACCCCTTGGTTATCCTTCGGCGTCTTAGTGCCGCTCGGGATTGGCTTCGATGTATGATTGCAGCTACTTCCCTTCTTGCTCATCCTTCTTCTCCCCCGCTTTAGTTAATCTCGCTATCTCCTGTGCGCTCCTGACCACCTCATAGAGGAACGTCAAGCACTGCTGGTGCTGGTCAGTCACGAAGAAAACTTCGCTCATGACCAAAGCTCTCTGCGCCTTCATGAACTGTCTGATTATCTCGTTATCCGCCTCTGTAGGCTGAAAACCTTCAC